GAAGCCGCTACAACGACAACAGAATCGGCTGGCGCAAACTCCCCATCCGAGGCCAAGACACCATCCAACGCTGGGATCTCGATCCCAATGGCGGAATCAAGGGGGCCTACCAAGTAGACCCCTACGCAGCGAAGAAGGGCACCGTCTACCTCCCGATGGAGAAGTGCCTTCTGTTCCGCACCAGCATTAAGGCCAATAACCCACAAGGCCGATCGATCCTGCGTAACGCCTTCGTGCCGTGGTACTACAAGCGACGCATCCAAGAGATTGAGGCCATCGGAGTCGAGCGAGACCTCGCCGGTATCCCAGTAGCCCTAGTGCCTCCCCAACTCTTGTCGAACTCCGCTACCCAAGAAGAAGCCGCAGCCCTTAACGAAATCAAGAAGATCGTCCGCAACATCAAGCGTGACGAACAGGAAGGCATCGTCTTCCCTCTGGCGTATGACCCCGAGACCAAGAACCTTGCCTACGACCTCAAACTGCTCTCCACTGGAGGCCGACGACAGTTCGACACGGACGGCATCATCGCCCGATACGACCAGCGCATCGCCATGGTGGTGCTGGCGGACTTCGTGCTACTGGGCCACGAGAAGGTCGGCACGCAGGCCCTCTCCGTCTCCAAGATCGAGTTGTTCATGAAGTCCCTAACGGCATACCTGACTGGAATCGCCGAAGTCTTCAACTCACACGCCCTCCCACGACTCATGCGAGTCAACGGAATCAGCGAAGAACTTACGCCCCGACTGAACTTCGTCGCACCGAAGAACATCGACCTCGATGCCCTCGGAAGATACATCACTGCCCTCGCACAGGCAGGAGCGACAGTATTTCCAGACGAGGCCCTTGAGAATCATCTTCGAGGTCTCGCAGGATTGCCTGCAGGTCAAGCAGAAGAAGTGTAACCATGTCCGGCTCGGTAAGAGTTGGCTGTGGATGCGGAAGACCACACACGCCCATCACCTACGGTGACCCGATCAGCAAGGCGCAAATCGGGAAACGCCCTACGCCCATCACCGCCACCGAACGACGCATGGCGGACTTGCTGGCGACAGCGACAGACAACATCCCCGAAGAGACCATAACTGCAGCACTCACTGGCAACTACGAGCCGTATTCACTGGCCCTGCAGGAGGCGTACCGCAAGATTCGCCCAGACCTTGAGGACTGCTACCTAACGACTTACGACGACGCAGGTGTCAAAGAGGCCGAAGTGCTGAAGACGGAACTCCGTCGCCTGTATCGGGAGGCAGGGCTCCTGCGCAAGGAAAACGTTACCCCTGAGTATCTGATCTCGGCATTCCGCTTCGATCGCACGAGCCCTACGGCAAGGGCATACGCACAGACCTACTCCGCACGACTCGTCACCAACATCACCAAGGAGAACGTCGCAACCCTGCGGGAGGCAGTCGCCAAGGCTTACACGGTAGGGGCGACACCCGGTTCGCTTCAGCAATCGCTTTACAAGATTCTGAACAACCAAGCCGTCTTCTCTCCGTCGTCCTCGGGGGCGCAGACCCTCGCCAAGTTCTACGGGGTACACGCTCACGGACTAACCACACGCGGCGAGAATGCCGTCATCAACAGGGCAACCAAGATTGCCTTAGACCTCGACAAGAGAGGCATAACGGGCCAGAAGGCCCTCGATGAGGTGAAGAGGAAGTCGCAGGCCTACGCAGACAAACTCCGCAGGCAACGCTCCAAGACAATCGCCAGAACGGAACTGGCCTTCGCCAACAACGCAGGAAAGCAAGCAGCCTTTGAGAAGACTGTCGCCGATGGGCTCGCCAGCAAAGAGAACTCTCGCAAGCAATGGAAAACCAACAGGTTCGACGTCTGCCCGATTTGCAGGCCACTCCACGGCACTACCGTCAAACTGGACGAAGAGTTCTCAGGCAAGTACAAGCACCCACCGGCACATCCGAACTGCCGTTGCACCATGAACTTCGTTCCCAACATCAAGCACTACCAAGCAGGACAGCCCACTGGCCTCGGGACACCAGAGTCTCCCGCAGGTCTTACGCAGCCGCAGATACCTTCGGGGGCCCCGTCTTTGCCGACTGCCCCGACTACACCCGTTGCCCCGGCGGCAACACCGACACCCGTTACCCCTGCGACCGTCGAAGTGCCCCAGCCAACACTGCCCCCGAGGACAATCGAAGTTCCCGCAGGCCATAGGACTATCTTGGAAGACCTAGAGATTCCCTCATCTGCCGGTACACGTGCTGGCAACAAGCAGAGAATCGAGGCCGTACAGCAGACAGCAGAACATCTGGACAGACTCGTCGTCGTCCCCTCCAATATGCAGACTGTCGAAGTAACGATCGGCGCAGGCAATAAACGACTTGGTGGCTACTTCCAGAATCCTCGACTTGATGGCAGTAGGGCTTTGATTCGGGCAGTCCAGCGAGAAGGCGAAGCCATAGGTCAAATCAAGAACTCATTCGCCCACGAGTACGGACACCGTCTTGACTACGAAAAGGGTGGCGAGTATTCGGTCGTATCGAACATCATTGATGAGTTGCGGATATCGCAAGGAGAAGGTCTTTCGGCAACGATAGCGAGAGATCACTTGGCGAAGCGTGACCCCGAAGTCGTGGCTGCCGTTAAGGCGTTCATTGACGAGGCCAAGCAGGCAGAATCCCTGCAAAAACTAATCGCCACGACGAACTCACCTGCGTACGCAACATACGTTTCACAACCACACGAAATCTGGGCACGCGGTTTCGCACAATGGCTGGCAGAAACTACTGGGGATGCGGAACAACTTGAGGCAGTCAGGCGACTGGCCTCCGCCAACCGGCTCTACCAGTTCACTGAAGAAGAGTTCGTCAGACTCAAGCCCTTGATTGAGAGAATCCTTCGAGCACGTGGCCTGCTAAGATTCTGATCGCCAACACCGAAAAGAAGGCACCATGAAGACCGAGCCCGAACACGACAACCTCGCTAAGGCGACAAAGGAACGCTACGTCGATGTTCCGGAATACGACGACGTCTACGACCCGAACGGACGCCCCATCTCCGCACCCTCCGTCTTCACAGAGGAAGAACTTGAGGCCATCAGGAAGAAGTTTGCGTGATGGTTGCCGTACCCGAATACATCAGCGACGCTGCCAAGCAAGGCCTGAAGCAACTGAAGTTCGCCGGTGACGGACTGCGCCCCAAGACCGTAGCGGAGGCCCGACAACTAGTTGAAGGAACAGCCAGCCCCAACAAGGTGCGTCGCATGGCGGCATGGTTCGCCAGACACGGTGTTGACCTCCAGTCCCCGAGGGCCAGTGCTTACCTGCGAGGAGACAGCGACAGGCCGACACCCGGTCAGGTCGCATGGCTCCTTTGGGGAGGCTCGCTAGGCGACAACCGTATGGACGCCATGAAGTGGGCAGAGAAGACGCGGGACAGGCTGATCGCAGAAGGCGAACTCAACAAGGCCGTATCCGAAGGCGTAGCGGCACGTATCGCCGACATAGTGTCCGACCACAACGAGAAGTACGGGAAGAGGAAGGGCAAGAGAATAAATGCCCGTATGCTCGCTTCCGTATTCGAGCGCGGTGTAGGGGCATACCATACCAATCCCGAGAGTGTGAGGCCGACAGTCAAGTCGCCTGAACAGTGGGCCTACGGTCGCATCAATGCCTTCCTGTACGCAGTAAAGAATGATCGGTTCAAGGGTGGGGCCTTCGACAGAGACCTACTGCCAGAAGGCCATCCGCTTACCACGAGAGGCAAATAGTGGCATACCTCAACATCAACATCCCCCAAGTCGAATGCTACGTACGGGGCGAATACCTGAAGAACCTTGAGGAAGGGCATGGAGAGTATTACCCCTGCGTGATCTTCGGATTCTGCTCCATCCCCAACAGGGCTCCCCTGTTCCACTTCATGATGGAAGACGGTGGCCTGTGGTGGCGTATGCCGGTCGAGGCCTTTTGCTGGAGGCAGGACGCCGAACCGTCCGACGCCTACGAACAGGTCTTGTGGGATTCGTACTCTTACTACCCGTCCGTCACGACCTTCACTGCCCTGCTCAACAAGAGAATCGAGTTCATCGGCAGGTCAGGCGACAAGCACCTAGGCCATTACTTGTTCACCCTTGACTGGGCCCAAGAGGACAGGAACATCATCGACGCAGGATGCTCGGAGTTGCCCGGTCAGCACAAATGCGGACACTTCGTCAAGATGGAGAACGGCAACTACGCCATCCAGCCCAACAATCGTGTGCGCCTGTACGACCCGTCCTTCACTACCAAGTGGGGCAGTCCAGTCACCGAACGCAAACTCAACACGCACCTGTGGTCTGTTGAGGACGTCTCGAAGTGGCTGTTCGAGGATTCGGAGAACTACGACTACACGGTTCACGCGGTCGAACCCGAAGAT